ATTATCGGTTTTGCCATGAATTTTTGAGTTTTACGTCAGATTTTTAATGTTTGCAAGCAAATTCTTACTTATTTATCAAATTAATTGCTGAAATCAACGAATTCATAACTTTCAATTCCACTATGTTTTTTCTGGAAAACAAACTTTTCTGGTTTGGGATCTGTCATTGTTGCAACAACTCCACCCCTTTGTCTCATCAAATAGACCAGCAGGGACAGGGAATCGAGTGCGTCAGGACTATTTTGACGAGTCCGTTTAACAAAGTCCCCCTTGCTCTCGACCCTCACAAGCCCCTGCCCCTGCTGTTTGTACCGCCGCGAAGTTGCTTGTCGAACCAACTCCTCGGTACGGAAGCTCGGTGAGATTTTCAAATACTCAAACTCTAGGTATTTGGCAAGTCCGAAAATTAGTTCTGTAACAACTCCAGAGTACAATTCGTTTGCGCGTTGTGTGTCATCTCCAAGGATGTGGGTTTCGGAACTGGCCCATGAATAATTCACCCCCATGACTTCACTTCCATATAGTGACCTCAACGCATCGTGGATACCTGCTCCGTTTCCAGTTCGATCAACACACAACCAGTTTGCCCCGATCCGCATTTCCTTTGCGAACCGAATGATCTCTGCGGTCTGTTCCAATGTCGCTAGTTTTGGAAACTGCATTTGTGAATCCAACTGCAAACACGTTTTTGGCTTTTTGAATTCTCGGAATTGTCCGTCCCTCGGAGTCCACCCATCGCAGAGTCCGTATCGTCCGAATGAACAGACCACTTGATCTCGGCCTTCCAATGCCAAATCGAACGCTGCTAGAGGCACTACAGGCCCAATAAACCGCAAGCTACCCATTGAGTTGTCCATCATGGCAGGTGTAATGATTGCCATCGAGATACCTTCCTGTGGGAAAAAACCTCTTGCCATCGTGTAGTATTCGGCAGTGCGTCCCTTGGACTCGTATGCCATGTAGCCTTCGTACGATTGGAAGCCGGGGAACACGATCTCCTTCTCCAGCACGTTCTCGCACCTCGCTGCATCGAGCCTCAAGATATGCCAACCCTCCCTGCTGTCCCACTCGAAATCCTCCTCGCAATCCACACTCTGCCAACCCCGCGCAGGTTCGCATCTCTTCCCAAACTCACTATTCCTATCCTTTGGGTTAGATGCGCCAAAGATTTTGATGCGTCCCTTGGAATCCTTTGTATCGGCAGCAGACAGGATGTTTTGCAAACCTTCCCAAACCCCAGCGGGAACCTCCTCTGCTTCGTCCAGCACAACGTGCGTCCTGCTCATCTGCCCCCACTTGGGATCTGGCTTTTGTCTTGGGGAAGGGTGGAACCCTCGGAGCGTACCAGTTCCGCTATCACCTTTAGGCACAGCAACCAAGTGAATCCCGTTTTTGTCATCGTCATTGGCTTGAATTGACTTTACCAAGTCCTCGCTACCTTCGTACTCAGGACGTACCAATGCCGTGCGGTAGAAGTTTTTGATTGCTGCGAAGACGTTTCGCTGCGCGTGTGCCTCAGTAAGCGATACCACTTTGATACAGGTGTATTCTGGATCTCGCATCCAATCCAACAAGAACCACGCAGCAGCATTGAACGTCTTGCCCATCGCTCCAGCACCCTGCACCAACAACTTGTCATTCTCAAACAAACACCTCCAAGTATCCGCTGCACTCTGTGGCCTCCAATCGTACACTCCACTACCCCACAAGATTGTTGCTGCTGCCTCAAATTGGTCGTGCTTCAACAAGTGCTGAACGAAGTTTAACACAGTCTGCCTAGCCACCTTTTCATCCAGTGTAACCAACTTTTTCTGCGAATTCGTGAGATTTGTCAGTATAAACTGAGCGGCATAGATGACTCCATTGATATCATCCTTCTCCGCTTCCGCTCGCACCCTTGTAGCAATGTTAATTGCTTGTAAAACTGACGGAGGTTTATTCATTCACTTTCCACCCGTACATCAGATTGAACCAAGCGAATTCCTTCTCTCCAGCCTTTTTACTGCTTCTGAATACTTTAGCAAATCTATTCACAAACCACTTCTTGTAGTCGCTAAACTCGTCTATGCTCCAGCTTTTTTGAGTGTACCAATCCTCTTGGTTGGTGAATTCCCTGTGGAATCCTTCAAACCCCACTCGCTTGAACATCTCGTCCAACGCTTCCATCATAAATGCATCTATTTTGCTCATATATTAATCCCAGTATAGTTGTGTTCCTGTTAGTTTTCCGCTCATCATTCTCTCCAAGACTGGCTCAACGTCCCACGGGTACAATCCTTTCTCATAGCAGGTTTGCATACCAAAGTATTCATTGAACTTGTCTGCATCTATTCCGCTATTTTTCAACGCTTTATCTAGCACATCAAACTCAATATGCTCAATTGGGTTCTCAGTAATCACAATGCCAAGCTGATCTAGCCTATTGTATTTCATTCCTCATCCTCCTCGTCCTCATCATCTTCTTCCTCCTCGTCAAACATGGAGTTCTCAATCAATTCGTGGATCTTGACTTGCAGGATGCCAATCATGCTGGCAAGCGGCAAATCAAACTCCGCAATGTATGTATCAATCAACTTATCAATTTTTTTTTGCAGTTCCGTTATTTGTTCTGAGTCTTTCATGTTCCTCCTTTAGTTGGTGAATTTTACCATCTTTACTCCAAACTCTCACGTTTCCTAACTCTTCAAATTGGAAGTCCCACTCCTCTTTTGTGATGCGTCCGTGCATATAGTCCTCGTTGGATTTCCGCTGGGCTTCTTCTCTTGTCATATCCAATGATCTAATGGACATCTCTCCGTGTCCATAACTAGTTTGATCTCCATGTTGCATCCACAAACACCGCACTTGCCAGCACCAGCAAATGCCTTTGGGTCGTAGTGAACGCACTGGTTGCAGATTAGTAATCGCTCCTCGATCTGCTCCTTGTTCCTTATTGGCATACCTGCTTTAACGAATGCCGCTGCACTCTTAACAAAGCTAATCGCTTTCTGCGCTATGTTTGGCTCGTTCATTTCATTCCAAAGATACTCTTCAATGCATCCACACCAGTGTTGGTGCTATGATATGATCTTGATTCGTCTTTGCCTTCTTCTTCCCCGTCATACATTGCAACATCCCAAGTCGTATCGAACAATTTACGCAGTCCCTTCGCAGACATGGTTACGTTCCCACGTCCGTTGAACGATGGGTTCTTGTTGCTGTACACCTTCCATAGTTCTTCCTTTGTCATACGTTTATCAATGCAATGTTGAATTCCGCTGCAAGCATGGTAGTTGATTCATCCGTTGGATACGTCTCACGATAGACTATGCGTTTAATGCCGTAAGATGCAAGCGATTTCAGGCAGTTGTTACATGGCAGTGTTGTTGATGCCAGTAGATAGCACTCCAGTGGCTTAACATGACGCAAGGCATTCTGCTCTGCATGGACAACGTAATTCCTACGTTTGTCCCTGCAACTCCAGTCTTCCTCCATGTGCGGTGGGAATCCGTTATACCCACACGCTGCAACAGTGTTGTCATGCCGCAACAGCACAGCACCAACCTGCCTCCACGGGTCTTTAGATTTCTTGGCAACCACTTCAGCTATCGACAATGCGTATTCGTCCCAGTTCATGATGTATGTACTTCTCCCATATGATCTTCCAACCAGTATACTGCTTGTCCCGAATCCCTAACGTCATCAGGAAAGATGCACTCGTCTGATATGATTCCGTTTAATTGTAGTGCGTTCATTACCTTGGTTGCGTTTAGTCTCTTATATTGAATGTAATGCTCCAGTGTGTTCACTCGTCGAATCCTTTCATCCCATCGTATACAACATACAGTATAATAGCTGCTAATACGATATAGCCGATAATATATCCCATATATGACACCTTATTGGCAGGACTCACACTCTGGATCTTCGATGTGACAAGTGCGCTCGACTTTCACTCCGTCCAAGTCATCGTCATCCTTCAAGACAACTGGTTCCTCGATCATGTCTAGCTTGTCTGCCCGTGCAATTGCCGCTGCGTTGCTATACTGGTGCTGCGGATATCTCTTCGATAGCTTCGCAACATTAGCCTCCATGCACTCGTTGATAGTCAAGCCCAACTCGTTTAGCAATCCAGTCAAGTAAAACAGGATGTCTCCTGCCTCTTCTCGGACGTTGTCGAAGTCCAACTGCTTCTGGTAGATAGCGTGTTTCTTCACTGCGTCAAGCAACTCACCAGCCTCACCGCTGATTCCAACTGCCATGTGGAGAATGGATGCCTGAAGAGGTGTAAGCTGGACAAGGATATCATGCCCCGGCTTAACAATGGACTGCACAAACTGCTCGTATGGTGTAGTTAATTTCATTTTGTATGTATGTTATAGTATGCCTTGCCGAAGCAACCTGCCTCAGCCAAGCTCACTAACCTTCCCTCACTGCCTATGCTTTCGTCAAGTATCTTTTTAGTTATCATCTGCGGATGCCCATCATGTGGCTCGATATCAACCCATTCAAAGATGCGAAGAACCTTCGCTGCTCGCAGTGCGTTGCTAATGATGAGCGCAGGGTCATCAGTATGCTGGAGACAATTGTAAATCCAACACTCATCGAACCCCTCTTCAACCACGTCCTCACCTCTCATCACCAGACATTCAACACCATGCTCATGGTAGCGAGCGTAAGTCCATTGTGGATACTGGAGCGGATCCACTACCAATGCCCTGCCAAGTCCCTTTGATTTGAGCAGCATGGACGTTGGGCCACCTCCTATGTCCAGCACTGACTTGCCTGACAGGCTGAACCCGTAGCCCACTTGGTGCAGCCCCATGTAGCGAGCGTAGACGTAATGCTTCTGGTCTTCGTCGTAGGTGTTGCAGCAGTCTCCCCAGTACTGGGATTCAAACGTGTAGTCACTCATAGTTCCCCCTTTAGCTTGCGATAGTGTGCAACTGCTTGGGGCCATTGGTCATGCCAACCTGATGACGCTACTAGCTTGGTAGCGCAATCCCTCCACTGGTTACGCTCTCGCTCAAGCTCACGGGCATGAATAACATTAATATATACGGAACTTGATTCATCACCACAAGTTGTTACTGAATCGCTGATTGTAAGCCCGTCATGTTTTTCTATCTCATCTGTATCTGGTGTATTATTCATATTGTTTCGTGACAAATAGTGGGTAGTATTTGTCACAAGGTTTGTTGGTGATTGGATGGGTAAGTCATTGTCATTGCATCGATTCCGTTGCCTTCAGCGTACCACCCTGCACCAGTGTATACGTCTAGCACGTCTTGGAAGTACTTCTCGTACCTCGGTGCAACCTTCTCAAGTGTGAAGTTCTCACCGAATGCACGGCAGTCCGCTGGTTTGATCTTGTCGATGTTGTTGATTGCATCGACGTAGTCACCCATCGTTCGGCATCGATACCCAGTGACCCCGTGTAGGTTGTTCTCAGCGAAGCTACCCCAGTCGCTGGTAATGGTTGGTGTTCCGCTCAATAGGTTCTCGATCTGTACTCCACCGAATGGTTCGACGTACTGGCTAGGCAGGAAGGATGCCTTAGCCTTAGACATGAGTTCCTTGCGCTTAGGAACGTCAGCATAGCCCACATACTCCACATGGGGTGGGAATGTATACCCTGCTTCGCATTGACCCGCTACAACCAGCTTCACTCCTGCTCTGCGCGTTGCATCGATTGCGATATCAACTCCCTTGCCAGAGTAAACCCTGCCCAAGTACAGGAAGTAATCCTCCTTCTTGTCGTTGAAGGTGAAGTCATCGATATCGAAATAGTTCGGAATGACAACGCTATAGTTATCCTGCTGGCATCTTCCCACTGCACCCATACCGCAGAACGCATGGTAGATGGCATATGACTCCCAAACCTTCCATTTAGCCCAGTGACCACCAGCGTACCCTATGCCCGGCTCAACTACAATCATATCATGTTGGTGTGCATCACATATCGGTCTGACTCCAGACCCCCAAAACGGAAGAATAAAGTCGTTCTTTTTCTTTCTAAAACCTACCTCCCGAATGGCATTGGCATAGAACGTCTGATAGGCATGGTCACCAGTATCGAACTTGAAGAATGTTTTCCTCCAGTCATGGGATCCATATGACTTGGCAAAGTCCTCATTGGTAAGGACGCTGACGTGTTCAGTGCAGTCCAGAACGCTGTCCTCATGACCGTAGTGGATCACCTCATGGCCCCTATCTGCCATCATTTTGGCAAATTTGACCACCTTTTGCGTGTATGCACAGGCATTAAACTCTTTGCTTGTAACTGTGTGTGGAAGTCCCAGTGCGTGGAATCTCATTTTTGTTGTTTTCATTATGTACTACTGCTGTTATGTGAAGTTATTGATTGTTTTCCCTATTCTTTAGCTTGTTGATCAAGGACTTCTGCTTGTTTACGTCATGCTGCAAT